ATCAATGTCAGACGCCAAGCCAGTTGACATCGCAGGTGGCTCAGCAGAAGCAGGTGGCAAAGCGCCAGCAGCTAAAGACATGGGTGTTACAGGACCACAAGAAGCAGGTTCGCCAAGTGCGGCACCAGCTCCAAAGCGTGAAACAACATCAAGCACTGGTCCAGTAAGGGCGATGAAGTAATATGTCAGCAATTATTGAGCACCTAACATTTAATCAGGCAAACATTGTCACCGAAGCAATTGAAGAAGCTAACGGTGGGAAAAGCCTGTATATGAAGGGTATCTTTATTGAAGGCGATGTACGAAATCAAAACAATAGAATTTATCCAGCCAAAGAAATTCATCATGCTGTTAAAGCAATCAATGAAAAAATTAAAGGTGGATATTCAGTATTAGGTGAAGCTGATCACCCAGACGACCTTAATATCAATCTCGATCGTGTGTCACACATGATTACAGAGATGGATGTTTCAGGTAACAACGGTATCGGCAAACTTAAAATCCTTCCAACTCCAATGGGAAACATTTGTAAAACCCTTTTGGAGTCAGGAGTCAAACTAGGCGTGTCAAGCAGAGGCAGTGGCAACGTAAATGAAGACGGTCATGTTAAAGAATTTGAAATTATTACCGTGGACATTGTTGCTAATCCAAGTGCTCCAGATGCTTATCCCGATCCAATTTATGAAAGAATTATGAATCATAAACGGGGTAATGTGTTACTGGATGTTGCTTCTGCAGTTAAGCACGACGATCGAGCACAGCGTTACCTCCAAGAAGAAGTGACGCAATTTATAGAGAACCTAAGGTATAGGAGAGATTAATATGGCTCACTCAATAGATGAACTATTAAGCTCCGGAAAGCTCTCGGAAGAGGTTAGATCTTCAATTTCAGAGGCTTGGGAAACTAAGCAATCTGAACTACGTGAAGAAGTTGCTTCAGAACTACGTGAAGAGTTTGCAGAACGTTATGAAAATGACAAATCGCAAATCGTAGAAGCAATGGATACAATGATTGGCGAAGTTATTGCAAAAGAACTTGAAGAGTTCCAAGCAGACAAAGCTAAGTTAGCTGAGGATCGTGTTGCATATCGCAAACATATGACGGAACATTCAAATGTTCTTGATGATTTTGTGATGGAAACACTTCGCAAAGAAATTAATGAACTTCGCGAAGACCGTGAGGCACAAGACAAGAACATGGCACAGTTAGAAGGCTTTGTTCTAGAACAACTCACAAAAGAGCTAAACGAGTTTCATGAAGACAAACGCTCACTAGTTGAAGCAAAAGTCAAAATGATAAAAGAAGGCAAAGAAGTCATCGAACAAACTAAACGCAAGTTTATTGAAACTGCGGCAAATAAAGTGGAAAACATTCTCGAGTCGACAATTAAGACTGAGTTAACATCGCTTAAAGAGGATATACAAGTTGCAAAAGAAAATTCTTTTGGACGTAAGATATTTGAAACGTTTGCTGGAGAGTTCATGGGCAGCTACCTAAATGAAGGTACCGAAGTTGCTAAAATGAACAAAGAAGTAGACGAGTTAAAAGCAAAACTTGATGAAACAAACAAGGCCGTTGCAGAAAAAGAAGTTCAGCTTGCAGAATCAGCACGTACAGAACGTATGGCTGTGGATAAAGCAGAGCGTAAGCTAATCATGAATGAGATGATGGCACCGCTTTCAAAACAACACAAATCAGTAATGAATGCATTGCTGGAATCTACCAAGACGGCAGATTTACAAAACGCATTCAACAAGTATCTTCCTTCAGTACTGAATGAAGCTACAAAAACTAAAACTAAGAAGGTATTAAGTGAATCTTCAAAAGAGATCACTGGTGGTAAGGCAACAGTAGCAGAAGCTAATGTTGATGCTAACATTGTCAACCTTCGAAAATTAGCCGGTATACAATAAGTTAAGGAGACCGAAAATGGCAGACAACCTAATGGAAAATTGGAGCGTAACTAAAGAAGCTCTAACAGATGGTCTATCTGGAACGAAGAAACAAGTAATGGAATCAGTACTTGAAAACACTAAAACCTATTTGTCAGAAGCAGCAGGTGCAGGTGCAACTCAAGCAGGCAACATTGCTACACTAAACAAAGTAATCCTTCCAGTGATCAGACGTGTTATGCCAACTGTTATTGCCAACGAAATCGTTGGTGTACAGCCTATGACAGGCCCAGTTGGACAAATTCATACTCTACGTGTGAGATATGCTGAAACATTTGATTCAGCAACAGCAGGCGATGAAGCACTAAGCCCATTCGCAATTGCTACAGGTTACTCAGGTAACGCAACAACTAACCGTGCAGATGCTACATCTACAATGGAAGGTCTAGCGGGTAAGAAAATGAGTATCCAAGTCCTAAAACAAACAGTTGAAGCTAAAACACGTAAGCTATCAGCACGTTGGACATTCGAAGCGGCACAAGATGCCAACTCAATGCATGGACTAGACGTTGAAGCAGAAATTATGCAAGCACTTGCACAAGAAATTACTGCTGAAATTGACCAAGAGATCATTGCGTCTCTAACATCACTAGCAGGCACAGCGGCTGACACATACGACCAAAGTGGCGTAAGTGGTACAGCAACTTTTGTTGGTGACGAACACGCAGCTCTTGCAGTTCTAATCAACAAAAATGCAAACACAATTGCAGCACGTACAAGACGTGGCGCAGGTAACTGGGCAGTTGTTTCTCCAACAGTACTAACAGTACTACAGAGTGCAACTACATCAGCATTTGCTCGCACTACAGAAGGTCCGTTTGAAGCACCAACAAACACAAAGTTCGTAGGTACACTAAACGGAACAATGCGTGTATATGTAAACCAGTATGCAGCTAACGATGACGTACTAGTAGGTTATAAAGGGTCAACAGAGACAGACGCAGCAGCGTTCTATTGCCCATATATCCCACTAATGTCAAGTGGCACAGTACTAGATCCAAGTAGCTTTGAGCCAGTTGTATCATTCATGACACGTTATGGTTATGTTGAACTAAGCAACCAAGCTTCATCTCTTGGTAACGCAGCAGACTACCTAGCGAAGATTGCTGTAACATCTAATCAACTAGCATTTGCTTAATAGCAGTTAGTTATAATGTTAAAATAGGCGCCACGGCGCCTATTTTTTTGATAATTTTTTAAAAAAAGGCTTGACTTTGGTATCAGAATGTACTATATTAAGTATATAAGTTAGACGACGGTGTAACTTAGATAGTTCAAGTAATAGCAGTCTGTAGAGGTTGTAACTTGATTTGCAGTTGTAGTGACAGCGCATGAGCATGGAGACATGAAGATGCGTATTTTGGAAGTAACTATCCGATGCAAGGTATCCTGAAATTGAGCGTGGCTCTACTAGGGATTGTTGGTATTCACAGAGTCCAACCTATCATTTTTATTTGCCAACAGGCGAAAGTATCTGTGGTGTGCTATGCCTCCCAGTTACTATAGAAGGTCTACTGTTAATTCAGTAGGCCTTTTTTCTTTTATCTTTCGCTATAAATAGTATTAACATGGAGAGATAGGATGAGTACCAAATTTAAACAAAACCTAAATGTTGCTGGAAACATTTATTTGTCTGGTAACGTAGTGGCAGATGGTAATGTAACATTAGGTGATGCAGATACCGATAGCATCACACTAAATGCTGACATAACAAGTAGCATTATACCAGATGCAACCGATACATATGATTTAGGTACTACTGCAAAAAAGTGGAGAAACTTAGACTTATCACAAGACGCAAATATTGGTGCTGATATCAACATTGCTGGTGCAATTAATTCAACTGCGGCAGGCACACCAACTATTACAAGTTCAACAGATATTAAGTTACAAGCAGGTACTGGTGCTGAAGATAGAGTTGAAATATCACAAGCACCACTTAAACTTGCAAATTTAACAACCACAGAACGTGATACAAAAACCAGTCAAAATGGTGACATGATCTATAACAGTACTACAAACCAATATGAAGTTTATGAAAATGGTACGTGGAGATCTTTAGGAACAGATCAAGATGTTGCAGACCAAGTGGCGGCTTTAGTAGACAGTGCACCTACTACATTAGATACACTAAACGAACTAGCGGCGGCATTGGGAGATGATCCTAACTTTGCCACAACTGTTACTAATAACATTGCAACTAAATGGACACAAGATAATACTAAGATTAGTAATTGGGACACATCTTATACTTATTCACAAATTGGGCATGTTCCACTTGCTGGCGGAACTATGACAGGATTGCTTACACTGAGTGGTAATCCAACGACGAACTTGCAAGCCGCAACCAAACAGTATGTTGATACACAACTCGCAGGAGCAGGAGGCGGTGGTACTAGTATTGAAACTAGGCAAGTAATCAGTGGCAGTACTACTTACACAGCTTTGGTAGCTGGAACGTACAAGATTTTAGCTATTGGTAATGGTGGCAGTTTAGGAGGTGGCTCCGGTGGTGTTGCATACAGTTCGGTTTCTCTAACAGCAGGGCAAACAATCACTGTTAGTAATTCTTCAGGAACTTTTACTGTTACCTCGAGTGTTTCTGGATTTACAACGATGGTGGCTAATGCTGGAACAAATGGAGCAGGTGGCAGTGGCGGTACATCTTCGGGCGGTAATATTTTGAATTTGACTGGTGCTACTGGTTTAGCTGGTTTAGATGCCCCAGATACTTATGGAATAACACTTTGGCTAATCCAGAACATAGGTGTAGGTAATACAGGCAGAGGTACCAATGGTTCTAGTACAAGAGCCGGCAGCGTTTATATATTCGGTTCAATAGGGGAATAACAAATGAGCGAAAAATATTATACACTAGGAACACATACTACTGATCAATGGGCCGAACTACATGCCGAACTTATTGCAGACGGAAATATATATGCCAGTGTACCAAGTAGAGAAGTTACAGTAGAAGACGAAAAACTACACAGCCCAACACGTGGTAGTTACTTGCTTACACTAGAAGAAGCAACTGAATTACAAAGTGATGAACGTGTAAAGTTTATTAACGAAAGTCCAGAAAAATATCCTGAAAAATATATGCCACCTGAAGATGAATTTCATTGTGCAACTGATAATACACTAACAGATAGATGGGCAGATCCATATAACAATTATCAAATGTGGACTGTTGGTAGTGGTAGTGTACAAAGTAATTTTAGTAATGCTGAGCCTACATTAAATCGTACAACTGCTTTGTATAGAATGCAAACAAAGCAAAACCCTTGGAAAACAAGTAGTACCGCAGAAAACGTTGCTATCAATGCCACAGTAGCACAAGTTGGTGCTGGAGAAAATGTTGATATCATATGTGCTGATAATGCTAGTTGGATAGGACACACGGAGTTTATCAATAGTGGTGTTGTAAATGCAGTTAACCCAAGTGACTATGAAGGCGGTAATGTACTGCCAGGAAATGGTATTTGTGATTGTTTAGATTTAGTATTAGACGCTCCTTATTATATTGACCCAGATTGGTTTGATGCTGATCCAACAAATAGACTGATGACACGTTGGGACGGCACAACTGTTCCTGTGGAGAGTGTTGCACGTAGTTGGTGGCAAAACAGTAGTCAACGTAGTGCAAGTTTGGCGTCATTTGGTAACATTCCAGTCAGTAACAGCTATACAAGAAATGCTTCTAATGGTAGTAATACAACATTTCCTACTACTGGTACACACGGAACACAGTGTGCTAGTTTAATATTTGGACGTACACACGGTTGGGCATACAATGCTAACAAATGGATCTTAAATTTATACGGAACTGGTAACCCTGGAAGTATGGAAATTGGATTTGATTTGCAAAAAGTATTTCATCAGTACAAACCAGTAAATCCAACATTTGGAACAAAAGATCCAACAATGAGTTCAAATAGTTGGGGATATAGAGCCAGTAATAAAAGCGGTAGCCATTACTACTGGAGAACAGACTCAGCAGTTGCATATGGCGGAACAGGTAATGAACCAGGATTTATTAGTTGGTTGGGTGCAACAGGTGACAGTGGTCGTTGGAAGTCAGAAATGTATGACAACAGTATGACACAAGCTGGCGACGAACTTACACAAGCAGGTGTGATTATGGTTTGCGCCGCAGGAAATAGTAATCAACCGCAATATAATCCAGATCATCCAAATTACGATAACCGTATTAGCAACAACAGCACTAATACATTCTATCAAGATACATTTACTGAGTTTGGATTTAACGTAACAGGCTCAACAAACAGACGAGGCTTCCCTCAACATATTGGTAAAACAGAAAGTCAAACTGCACAAGGTAATACTACAGTTAAGTTTCCAGCAATTAATATTGGCGCACTAGATGACGATATGACTGGAAGTTTTAGTCAAGATAGAAAAGTAAACTACAGTGATATGGGTAACGCAATTGATTTGTATGCTCCAGCAGATGGAACATTAGCTGCAACAGAAGGTACTTATGGACTTGATGTTGCTAGAACAGATGACAGCTATCCTGGACTATCTGTAATTAGTGGATGTAGAGATACTCGCTTTAGTGGTACTAGTGCTGCTTGTCCTGTTGCTTGTGGTTTCTTAGCACTTGTGATGCAGTATAATAGAGACTGGACATATGAAGAACTGCGTAATTGGATACAAAATAATCTAGAAGAACAACCAACAGCAGACATGTACGAAGGAACAGAAGTTACTAGTCCTACAGCAAGTTGGAGTTCAGACTATAATGCACTTCAAGGTAGTCCACGTAGAATACTTTACCAAGCAACTATTCCAGTGAGTACACCTTTTGGTGGCAGTAGTGCTCCTAGTGTTTCATTATCTGGTCCGATGGTTTTATCCGGTATTTCAATAATTAGAACTTGACGTAGAAATTAATTTGTGTTAACATAATAGTATGAGCAACCTTAAACAATTAACTATGGAACATCATAGATCCGCTGAAAGATGTGGATTTGTTAAAACTCTGCTGAGTGGTAGTATAAATCCTGTTGTGTATGGAACTTTTTTACTAAACCAATATCACAAGTATAGTGCATTAGAATCTCTTGCACATAGTCGTGGGCTACTTACTGGTATTGAATCAATACAACGTGCTGACAAAATATTAGTGGATGCAACTGAACTATTGTTACATCAAAATATTGACTTATTAGAAAGTACAACAGAGTATGTTAACCATATCCAAACATTAAATGACCATGATTTATTCGCACACATATATGTACACCACATGGGCGACCTAAGTGGCGGACAAATGATTAAAAAACGTGTACCTGGTGCGTGTACAATGTATGATTTTGATGGCGATGTCAACGAAATTAAAAAAGAAATACGCAGCCGTTGTAAAGACTCTATGGCTCAAGAAGCGAAAATGTGTTTTGATTTTGCTATAAAACAGTTTAACGAAATGACTCAACTCACCGCATAAATACATTAAAGTATTGTGAGAGAGTTACATGGCCATAAATTTTGATCATCAACGAGATAGGATTAGCTCTAGTAGTCAGAGCATAACAGTAAATACGACTGGTGCATTTACAATCCCAGTTGGTAATACAGCGCAACGACCGACAGCAGCAAGCGGTCAAATTCGATTTAACAGTCAACAACAAGCCTTTGAAGGTTATAACGGTGCAGGGTGGAGTACACTTGGCGGCGTCCGTGATGTTGATGGTAATACATATGTTATTGCAGAAACATCACCAGGTGTTAATAATAACGAACTAGATTTCTTTACAGATGGCACTCAGCGTATGCAGATTGGTGCTACTGGTGATTTTAAATTTGGTGATACTCTTGCTGAAGTAACTATTGCCGGAGCAACTGGTAATACAGTTATTGGCGGAACACTTGATGTTACTGGCATTACAAAT